ACTTGATCTTTTCAAGGACAAAGAGTATCCGAATATTAATAGGATATATAAAACGGTTAAGCAAGAAGATATGGTCAAGCTATACCACGATCATGACATTTTGGTTTACCCATCCGAAGGCGAAGGGTTCGGTCTAATCCCACTCCAGGCGCTGGCAACAGGTATGCCTGCTATCTCAACTGGAAGATGGTGTTCTTATGAAAGATTCTTGGGCGGGAATATCATTGAATCAAAAATTGGAAGAACACAACATACTGGATATCACACAGGTGAAGTTATCCTTCCAGAGCTTGACTCTCTTCTTGATTTGATGAAAAATGCAGTTGATAATATTGAATCACAATGTGAGTTTTATTATAAGCAGGCACCGCAAGTTATAAAAGAATATGACTGGCAGAACCAGTGCGACAAGATGCTTAGTTCTTTAATAAAGCGTATTGGTGCTGATATGTTTGAGCCTATCGGGGCGGTATTCAAAAATAAATATATTTATTTTCAGAATGGAGCAGGATACAGCACAGAGTCTGGTGTAAAATTCACTAGACAAAGACCGATTCAAAAAGTTACTGAAGCGGAATATAGTTCTTTAATTATAAATTCCAACTTTAGAAAACCAACAGAAGAAGAAATAATTAAACATTTAGGAGGCTATAATGAGTGACATGGATTTTAATAACTATCAATTTAGAGCAGCGAAGACCGCCATCTATCCTAAAGAAGATCTTCAAGGTCTTCTGTACACCACTCTTGGTCTTGTATCAGAGGCTGGAGAAGTTGCTGGTAAGGTGAAAAAGATTATCCGTGATGACAAGAGTGTGATTAGCCCAGAGCGCCATGAGCAATTAGTTGATGAGCTTGGCGATGTTCTCTGGTATTGTGCAATGGTCGCTGATGAATTAGGTATCACGCTAGGACACGCAGCTGAGCGTAACATTTCTAAGCTTGAAGACCGCAAAAATAGAAATGTAATTGGTGGATCTGGCGATAATCGCTAGTATCCGAGGTATTGATCATGGTTGTGATAGGAGCTAGATCATACAAGTGTCCGTGTAAAAAAGTAATTCCTCAAGAACCAGAATGTGGTGACAGAGGTGTGGAAGAGGATGATTAGTGAAAAGAACAGAAAAAGAAGAGATCAAGCGTGATGGCGCAAAGGCAGTCAAGAACTCTGGTCGTGGAATTAGGAAGGGAGATGCTTCTCTTCATAAGTTCTTAGTTGATTATAAGCATAATGCTAAAACTTTTACGCTTACGCTAAAAGCTTGGACTAAGATGAGAAAAGATGCTTTTAACGCTAACTATAAATATCCATGCATTTCTGTTGTGTTCGGAGAGAATTCCGAAACAAAAGTCGCTATAATTGACTGGGAAGTATTCCAGGATTTAGTAAAAGGAAGTGAATATGAAGATTAAATTATTTTGTGACAGATTGTCTGGTCATAAGTGCATTGGTTTAACACTTGGTCATGATGAGCTTTATATTGGGGTCAATCTTATATTTTGGATGATTGGTATTGCAAAAGTCTATCCACCATATCAAGCGACTATTTTTACAGAAGATTTGAGGAAAAATGCCTGACATTATTGTTGATACAGCAGTTCTTGCTGAGCAAATGGGTGAAAAAGCTGAAGAGTTTATTGAATGCATTAAGATAGTTCAGGATATCATTGAGAATCCACAGGATTACATTGGTATGCAAGCTATCAAATACGCCAATATCCTCTCGGGCTACAGAACGCTTATGATAGTTAAATCACAAGCCTTTAAAAGAAGATCTACTATTATGAGCGAACAAGACAAGTTTGTTAATGATATTTGGAAGACAATGTACGAAGCACTAACAGAAAATATCAATGCCCTTAAATTAGCGGCAAGAGGAGTGAATTAAATGAAAGCATTAAAGCAATTGAGGGCTCCTAAGGCAGTAGCGCCAGTGAGTGAAGAAGTTGTTATGAAAGACCTGGTTGAAGCTATTAACGAGCATCTTGCCTTGAGAAATACCCCATCTTTCAAAAAGGTTAATGGGTTTCACCCAAGCTATACCAATCAGTGTGCAAGATACTGGTATTACATGTTTGAAGGAATTAGCGTAACTCCATCATTTAATCCTCAGACTTATCGTATTTTTGATAATGGACATGCCGTTCATGAAAGACTTTATAGTTATTTAAGAGATATGGGTATTCTTGTTGCAGAAGAAATTCGTGTAACTCATGAAGATCCACCAATTGAAGGTACTGCAGATGGTATAATTAATTGGTATGGTGAAAAACTAATTGAGCTAAAATCAATTAGTCAAGAAGGCTTTCACTATAGACAATTACATAACAAACCAAAAGACGAACATTACCGACAAGCCCAAATTTACATGGAATGCTTAAACCTGGATTCGGGTTTTGTCATTTACGAAAACAAAAATAATCAGGAGATCCTTCCAATCTTTATTGAAAGAGATCAACCGTTTATTGATAAACTATTTAAAAAGTATAGGAAGTTTCATGGTGCTTATCTGAGCAAAGAAATTCCTGTACAGCCATACAAGAGAAGCTCGGCTAACTGCTCTTCTTGTGATTTGGCAAAACACTGCTGGGCAGAAGGAGAGCAAAATGAAAGTGAGGACACCCCGTTCTGATTTTGCAAATGAGTAAATGGTTAATGAAGAAACAAAGATTTGTGCATATGAAGAATGTAATAAAGAATTTAAAGCAAAAGTTTATAATGCTATTTATTGCTCTGCTGAATGTCGTAAAATTGTAACTAATAGAAATTTATTAGCTAGTTATTACGAAAAGAAAAATAATAAAAATAAAAAAAGAATTTGTAAAACTAAAAATTGCACAACAGTGCTTTCAAGGTATAATAAAGAAAATATCTGTGAGCAATGTAAAAAAGAAAGATTTGTTCAAAGGCTTGTTTCCTGGGGCTGGTCGGAGAAAGAAGTTAGAAGGGGCGTTGAATGACGCTTCGTTCTTTAGTTTCCTCTATCAAAGAGGATAGGGTTTTAGCAATTGATCCCGCCTCTCACTCTCTAGCCTGGGTTATTTATGATGTAAGTCTTGATAATATTAATCTGGTTGCCTCTGGCAAGATTGATTATAAAAAAGATAAGGACATATCTGTTAAGTTTAAAGCTATAGATAATGGTCTTACTTATCTAGTACAGGAGTTTAAACCTAAGCATGCGATTATTGAACAGTCAATTTATGTACAGAATTTTGAAACGAGCAGGATTATCTCGTATATTATTGGCTACAGTTGGGGAGTTCTCAGCGCTGGAGGATGCCAGGTTTCGGATGTAAATCCTTTAATGTGGAAATCTGGAATTGGATACAAGAATCTGGGCAAGAAGGATGCGGAAGCTCTCATTAATAACGGGGAGAAGGGTTCTCTCCAAGTTAAACAAAAGAATGAGAGAAAGAAGCGTGTGCGAGATATTGTAAGAAATTATTTTGCTACAGATGACATCAATATAGATGATGATGATATTATAGACGCTGCAGGTATTGGATTATGGTATTCTTTAAAAAAGATACGAGAGGTCAATAATGGCAAATGAGCCTTATAAAGATAAAGCTTTTTTGTATGAGATGTATGTTCAAAGAAGATTGAACTTAACTGATATTTGCAAGCATTTAAAAGATACTTACAACATTGAGGTTACTCCTCAGGCTATTTATAACTGGGTGAAGAAATATGACTTACTCAAGTTTAGAGGAAAAGGAAGAAATCTTAGTGGTAATACTCAGCAGCAAAAGCGTGAGAAGTCACCAATGCAAATAGAGTCCGAGAGAAGGAAACGAGAGATGAGAAAACGAGCTCAGCATAACAAGAAAATGAGGGGAAGATGAGAAGGTCGGTTACTACCAAAGATATTAATTCTTTTTCAAAACTCAACATGATTTATAATCAGGTCAGAGTTATTGAAGCCAAGATGAATCAAACAGACTACAAGTGCCTGGGCTCAGGTAAGTGCTGTCACATCGGGTTGTCTATACACATGGCAGAGTGTGCCAATATCGCTTTCAATTTAAGACAGCAATATTATCTATATCTTGAGGATAAGGGTTATGAATTTGCTGACAACTGGATTGATGGCGTTACAGAAGACCTTAAGGCTGCAATGTATGACGATAGCTGGCAGATCGGTGGTGAATCAAAGAGACTGTGCGCCTTTTATAAAGGTGGTTGCTCTATCTATGGATATAGACCAATGGTGTGTCGCACATTTGGTACAATAACAACGGTTGATGATTATTGCCCAAGAATTAGAAATGCCCAAGGCTCAATTGATTATTTTAGCGGTGAAGGCGTAAAGAAAGTAATCAAGATGTTCCAGGATTTCCTTAAGGAATACACAAGGGATAAAGACAAGGGTTATGATATGACCGTCTATATGCCATTAGGTGTATTAAGCTTCTTGCTTGAGCCAGAAGAGCTTTATGAGCTTCAGGATAAAACTGATCCGAAGTTCTGGAAGGCTGTTGACGGATGGGTTAACTACCGAGTTGAGTATATAAAAATGCATGGATACGATCATGATGTCCTTGAAAAAGAAGCAGAGATTATTGGTGTCCCATTAAGGTTTCCTAAACTAGAAACAAAGTAATGATAGTTTGGTCTGATAATCAACATTCAAAAGTAAGTGTTGGTTATGGCTATGTACCAGATCGCTTATATCCTTACCTTGAGAAATCTGATCTGCCGATTGAAAGAAGAACTCCAGAAACTCCAGAGGAGTTTACTGATTTATTTCGTGTAATTAATTTAGGGTACTTTTCTGAAATATACGGTAGTGATAAGATTTTAATCAACCATTCAATGCCAGAGGCGTTTGTTAAATCATCTCTTTATTCAATTGGCTTTACATATTGGGAAACAAATAGACTACCAGACGATTGGGTTAAGAATTGCAATAAGATGGATGAGGTGTGGACTTCCTCCAGGTTTATGCAGGATGTTTTTGTTAAATCAGGAGTTAAAGTTCCTGTCTATGGTTTCAATCTGGGCGTTGATCCAGCACTTTATTCTCCACTGAGAAGATATGCTCATAACCAATTTACATTCTTGTCTATGGGCTCTCCATCTACCCGTAAGAACTCCCAGGTGAGCGTAGACGCTTTTTTAAAGCTGTTTGGCGGGAATGATGAGTATCGCCTTATTTATAAATCAAATGGTGCACCAGACGCTCGCAATTATGCTGACGGAGTGATGCTGGGGAAGCTTGATCATCCCCAGATAGAGATAATTGATGAAGAGCTATCTCACAGTGATCTAGCAAAGATTTATGACGAGGCAGATTGTTTACTTTACCCGACAAGCGGAGAGGGTTGGGGGATTATTCCATTCCAGGCGATTGCTAAAGGTATCCCTACTATCTGCACTAATGCAACAGCGTGTGAAGAGTATGCCTATATGTCTGTTCCACTAGATTACGAATGGTCTCAAGATAAAATGTCTGGCATATATGAGAACGCTGGATTCTGGGCAAAGCCAAATTTTGATGATTTATGTGATAAAATGTTATATGTAGTTAATAACTACGATAAGGTTTCAAAAAAGACTTTTTCTAGTGCTGAGTATATAAATAAAAATATGACTTGGGAAAAGGTTTCAAAGGATTATACAAATAGATTATGTC